TATTTTTCACTAATTTCATATTCGCTCCATATTTTATGAATACTAAAATTCTCAGCTTTATTACTATATGTATCAATGTCTTCTTTTTCTTCCTTTATAATAATATCATCATCTGAAATATCGTATGTATAATTATATATATACTTTAATTTATAACTTTCATTTCCGGGTTTTTTTGAACCATACATTTGCCATCCAACATCGCCTGTTGATATTCCCATATCAAATACATCATCCACATATTTCTTTTTTCCATTTTCACTATTTAATAATTGTAGATCTTCCAAAAAGTCATATTTTTTAACCCAATCTACTATTTCATTTCTTAAAATAATTTGACCTGCATGATGCATATGTAAACCAATTATAATATGAATTCCATCTTTTGTACATTTCTTTTCTGGACATTGATTTACATTCTCTTTCAAAAATACAAATGCCTTCCATTCTGTTTTATCTGGTATTTGAAGCATACTTTTAATAATATCCGCATACTTTTCCATTAAATCATATATCATATCTTCTTCAAATTTCCTATCTTCAACCTCCAATGGAAATCTAAAATCTAAATCTATTAATATTGGACCACCCTTCTCTTTATTTTGTATTTCTGTCAAATGTTCTGGCCTACTTTTTTGTAGAACTTTCTTATTATATAATTTGAATAATTCTTTTCTTTTTTCTTGTGGAATGCAATAACTACCTGGATACACATTTAATTTTACATTTGGTATTCTTGTATTTGTAGCTACTTCTCCTTCTTTTGTCTTATGAGCAGTTAGAAACTCATCTAAGGACTTATATCTTGCTTTTGCCATTTTGATATATTTTGTTGATATTATTTTTATATCAATTTTTTTGTATAATACAATCTATACTCAAAAAATATAATTTACCTATTTAACTCATACCGTTAGCTAAAATATATAATATTTAGAAAGTATTTAAAATCTTCTAAATATTTTCTATATACAATGGCATCATTAACTGCCAATCCAAATTTAAGACGTCTTGTAAAAGATGTAAGTAATATTATTAAATCCCCTTTAGATGACCAGGGTATATATTATTCTCATTCTGAAGATAACCTCCTAGAAGGACACGCGCTCATTTTTGGTCCAGAAGATACAATATATGCCAACGGTTGCTATTTTTTTAAATTTGATTATCCTACTGATTATCCTTTCACGCCACCAAAAGTTACTTATTTAACAAATAATGGCACTACTAGATTTAACCCCAATCTATACAGAAATGGTAAAGTATGTATTAGTCTTTTAAATACATGGAAAGGGGAACAATGGACATCATGTCAAACCATTTCTACTATTTTACTAACTTTAACTACTCTTTTTCATAATAAACCCCTTTTAAATGAACCGGGAATAACAGAAAAACATCAACATTTTACCCAATATAATAATATTATTGAATATGAAAATTATAAAACAGCTATTTTAAGAGTTCTTAACAAAGCTCTATTACCTAATTCTAGCTGGTTGCCCATTATTGAAAAATACTTTTCTAATAAAAAACTTCAAAAACTTATATTAAATAATATAAAAAAAAATAGTAAAAAAAAAGATTTAGAAGGTAAAGAAATGAAATGTAGCATTTATACAATGAAAAATATAATAAATTATTCCGACCTATATGTTAATCTAAAATGCAAATTTGAGAATATTAATAAGTAAATTGAAACTATATAAATATTATATTATTATTTATATAATCATGCACTTTTGCGAGGAATGTGGAAATATGTATTACATTAAAATATCTGAAGATACCAATAGTTTGAATTATTATTGTAGAAAATGTGGAAACGAAAATAAAGAACTTATAAATGGAGATGAAAGTATCTGTGTATCAAAAACAGAAATTAAAAAAGGGTCTAACTCTTACGAACATATTATTAATAAATATACTAAATATGACCCAACTCTCCCTAGGATTGATAATATTAAATGTCCCAACGCACCCTGTCCGTCCAATTTAAATTCTGATGATACAGATTATAAAGAAAAGGATATTGTATATTTAAGATATGATGATACTAATATGAAATATATTTATTTATGTTGTAATTGTGACAATAGTTGGACTACACATAAAAATAGTTAATATCTGAATAATAAAAATTGATATAAAAATATAATACTCTTATTACATATATATTATGTCTGATTTAGAAGCTGTAAAACAAACTGAAAGTAAAGAAGAACCTACAAAAGATGCTTATTCATCCAGTAGCGAAGATGAAACCTCCGACGATGAAGATGAATTTAAAAAATTTGAACAAGAAAATAGTATGAATAAATTATTAAATTATCATCCAGAAATTAAACAAATATCATATAAAGAATTACAAGCACTAACAAAAATTTCCAGAAATGATGAAGGCATAATTGTAGACCCATTGCATACTACATTTCCTATCTTAACTAGATATGAAAAAGCTAGAATTATCGGATTGCGAGCTAAACAAATTAATGATGGAAGTGAACCACTAATTACAATTAGTCAAGATATGATCAATGGACTAACTATCGCACAATTAGAATTCAAACAAAAAAAACTCCCCTTCATTATTCGGCGACCTTTACCTAATGGAGGTAGTGAATATTGGGATGTTCACGACCTTGACGATATTGAATAAATAATATAATCAAATATAATTTATATTATTTACAATTTTTTAAGTAACATGCAAGCTGCTCCTACAGATATTGCTAAAGCTAAACTACTTGATACTAAGTCATAACTATGACTTGCTAAATGCCCTACTGCGCTGTCTACTATTTCTAATCCTGTTGGTGGTACCATTGATGCAATAAATGCTAAGGCCGCATTTACTATAGCGGCCGCAACTATTAATTTAATTGTAAAATTATTTGGCATAAAATTTTTAAACATTATACTATATCCTTAGAAAAAACTTATTTAATTATAATATAATGAAAAATGTTTATAAACATCAAATATCCCTATTCATTGTTATGTTTATTTTAGCAATGTTTTTAAACCCTATGAATATATTAGCATATTCCTACAACCATTTAATTGTTTCGTACACACAAATTTATGCCAGTTTTTATATGGCATTTAATATGATATGGGCACACCAAATCGTCCATTATCTTAATATGGGCCATTTCAATATATTCGTTTTTATATTTGGTATCATTGGTTCTCTAATCATGGTCTATTTTTTAAGAAATCAATTATTTATTGATGATACACAATGGCTTAAAAGAATGATACCCCATCACTCCACCGCTTTAACCACTACAAATATCATTAAAAATAGGTCCAATGAACCCGAAATTCAACAACTTGCTCATGATATTATTGAAGTTCAAGAAAAAGAAATTACCTTAATGAAAAATATGTTAAACAAATAATTATCGCTTCGGTGCTAATTTCCCTGATAATAATGCAAATGTTTGCTTCCTAGTTAAATTTCTAGAATTTGAAAATAAATTACCAGTTACTCTTGGCTTCGGCGCCATAGTAGTAAATAATCCACAAGATTGGTTCAAAGGTTGGTATAATTTTTCATTTGTATGACTGTTATTATATCTACCATTTGGAAATCTATTCAATTCGCAAACAAACACAAATAACGAATCGCTAACTGATGACTCAACTGTTGTCCCCTCCCATGTAATTAATGAACGAACTCTATAACGAACATTTGAAAATGTTTCCAACCCGTAATCTATATATTCAGCTGTATCACTTGTCCCTATCACCTCATATGAACCCAAATCTGATTGAGATGATATTTCATCCTTACTTAATGTTTGTTTCAATATTTCATATTTTACTGATACCAAATATCTTGTTCTTAATGGATCGGCAAAACTATATATTACACCCCCGTCATCATCAATAAACCAATTTAATCTTACATTACTTGCTTGAAATATTGAAAATTTTAAATTCCTAGGTCTATCTACAGTAATAACATTTGCTGATACTGTTGGAATTGATGCTTTACCAAACAAATCATTATTTGGTATTGATAATGCTATGTCTACTTGACCCTCTTCCCCATTACTTGTAAAATTAAATTCCCCCCCTGTCCCATCGGTTAATAATGGATTTATTGTAAATGACCCTACCTCCTTATAAACTAATGGTAATAAATTAACTGTACCATATCCATATACTGCCCAATTTTGCAGAGCATTATATGGCGATGTTCTATAATATATTTTAGGTAAATTTGGAGCTGTTATTCTTACCCACGCACCCGGTTTTCCAGCTGGTAAATTTCTACTATATTCTGCTATTGGTAATCCATTATTATCTATCAATTCTCCAGCTTCTAATGTATTATCCGCAAAAAATGTTATTTTTTGACCCACATTACTCTCATCGCTCATATCAAATTCTAATGTATCAAATACAAATGCCTCTAATGTATTTACACTATCGTAAAGAAATGTTTTTAATGTTACCGCTAATGTTTGAACCTCTTTTACAATAAATCTATTTTCAGAAAATGTTACTTTAAAATAAAATGTTCTCGCTGATATTGAACTAGGTGTTGTTACCGCATTTATATACATATCCTCATCTATATCACCCACTCTTGTTGGCGCCAGTCTCGCTATTATACTAAATATAGGATTAACTGGGTCTTTTATATTTATTAACATTTTTGTTGTATTTAATTGTAATGATGATATATTCACTTGTGCCGGGGTCACATCAAATACATTAAAAAATTTTAAATTACTTGTTATATCAAAATCTAATGTTACTGTATCCGCCAATTCTTCCCCCGTTGATGTAACTTCAAATATTGTCTCTGGTAACACATTACCACTTAGGTCTTTTGAAGGAAATAACACTGTTGATGGTGCTGTTAAAACTGATGAATTAGAATTTTGTATTTGAAATGTTATTGAAGCATTATCCAATTCATATAATGCGTCTGGTGGTAATACTGTTATATAAAAATCGGTTGCCTCTCCTATATTCACTGTTGTTAATGATTCCCCCTTTTTATTTACTATTCTAAAATCTACCACTCGCATTTCTATTGTATAACTACTCAAACTTAATCCTGATGCCGTTGCTACAATTACGAACTCAATACCTGCTACTATTTTTAGTCTTTCATTAAATGTATTATATACTGGATCATCACTTGTAAATAATAAAGGAACTATACCATAATCAACAAAATTTATAGTCTTCATTCTTACTACATGATAATCCGTATCATCTATTGGTATAAAAAACGGATTATTAGGCATTTCTATCCATGGTGTCATTGCTAAAACTGTACAAGTCACTGGTAATATTGGTCGTATCAATGGTTTTACTTGAAAATCGTCTAACTCTGGAACAATATTTCCAGTTGTTAATTTATATCGTGTTAAATACATCATATTTAACAATTTTTGTTCTTGATTCGCATTCTCTGTTAAATTATATACATCTAATTTATTATCAAACCCACAGTAAAATTCATAAACTAATATACTAGGATATTGTAAATATTTAATTACACCCGACTCCACTGGCATAAATGATGTATCGTCTATTGTATGTAACATCCCGTCACTCGGTATCTCTCCCGCTGTTATAGCATAAAACTGATTTTCCAATCTAGGTTTTACCATACATATATTAAAACACACAAATCCGTCCAATGGATAACTTGTATTCGTATCCATTTGAGCCATTACTGCCTTTATCTTTGTATTCTTCATCGCAGAAAATGTAAAGGTACATATTTCTCTAGGGTTCCATTCTGGCATATCTTCGGCTTTAAACATCAATTCACTTAAATATAATCTAGGAACTATATCATTTGAATTTTTCTGTATTTTAGCATAATAATTGTTATTTGTTTTAGAATATATATAATGCAAATCAAAATCTAAACATCTATAATTAACTCCCGCCATATATAAAATTAAAATATTATTTTTGATTTTATATATCTAATATCCACCAGTTGTTCCTCCACCAGTTGTTCCTCAGCCAG